CAGAACCGTGGTCTTAACTTGTGGACAGTAAGGGATGCTACGCAGACCCTGACCGCAGGCACCTCGTCATACGACTTGACCTCGGAGAAGCAGGACATCATTGAGGGTCTACTGCGAACTGACGCAGGCGACACCTCAAAGCAGTCTGACCTGACCATGCAGAGAATCTCGGTGAGCCAGTACGCCCATCAGACCAACAAGCTGACGCAGGGCAGGCCGCTACAGTATTACGTTGAGCGCAAGCCAGCAGGGCTGACGTTGCACTTCTGGCCCGTGCCAGACGCAACAACCACCTACACGTTTGCGTACTACTACCTAGATAGGATAGAGGACACCGGAAAGCCAGCGTCTAACAACATGGATGTGCCAGCGCGGTATCTACCGTGCATGGTAGCTGGATTGGCATACTACATAGCGAGCAAGAAGCCTGAGTCGATACCACTGGCACCGGCTCTTAAAGAGGTGTACGAGGAGCAATGGAATCTGGCGGCAGACGCCTCCAGAGAGAAGGCATCGTTGTACATGGCTCCGGGTGGGTATAACAATTTATGAGCAGTTACGCGAAAGGGTCGAAAGCCTTTGGCTTTTGTGACCGGACAGGGTTTAGATACCCGTTGCGTGATCTGGTCAGGCAGATTGAGGATGGTCGCTGGAACGGACTGCTGGTAGGCAGGGACGTTGTAGATCAAGATCAGCCACAGCTAAAGCTGGGGGATGTCAATGCAAGTGACCCGCAAGCGTTACGATTTCCGCGACCTGACAACAGTATTGATGAAAGTCGTGCGCTATCTGCGTTCGATCCTGTCGGGGGAGGCAATACGGCGTTTGGAAGCCGCACTGTCGGCCTTGATATGGCGGGTGCTGTTGGGCGCGTAACAGTGGAGACATCCTGATGGCGTTTACCCTTACGACTCTAAAGCAGGCCATTCAGGACTATACAGAGTCAAACGAGACTACATTTGTCAATAATTTGACAACGATCATTACGCAGGCAGAGGACAAGATTCTCAAGGCCGTGCAACTGCCTGATTTTCGTAAGAATGTTTCAGGTTCTGTGGCAAGCGGCAATCAGTACCTAATCATGCCTACAGATTTTTTGACACCCTACTCGCTAGCCATAGACAATTCTGGCTTTGAGTATCTGATGTTTAAAGACGTAAACTTCATACGTCAGGCGTACCCGCTAACAACAACGCAGGGAGCGCCCAAGTACTACGGCATCTTCAGCCGCACCGCGTTTATTCTCGGCCCCACCCCTGATTCTGCCTATGACGCAGAACTGCACTACTTCCACAAACCCACCTCAATCACCGCATCTGGAGACGGCACAAGCTGGCTCGGCACCAACGCAGAGTCCACGCTTTTGTATGGCTGTCTTGTTGAGGCGTACACCTTCTTGAAGGGCGACCCTGATTTAATGCAGATGTACACCCAAAGGTATATGGAGGCACTGGCTAATCTGGAGCAGCTGGGCGAAGGCTACAGCACAACAGACAGCTATAGATCGGGTGAAGTAAGGAAAGCTAGAGCATGATTGGTGTTAGCGGTGGCTTTGAGGTGGGTAGCGTTAATGTACACACCACACAGAACAGGGGATTTACCCCGGAAGAGATTGCTGAGAGATGCTTAGATAAGATCGTCTCGGTAGCCGATACTGCGTTGCCAGAGGTACAGGCACAGGCGCAGGCATTCAAGGATCACATTAGAGCGGTTCTTGTTTTCTACATGAAAGAGGCCGCAAACAGCGACCGAACCACAGTGTATAACGCCCTTTTAGATGCAGGGCAAAAAGACTTAGCCGAACTTATCAGGAGAATGTGATATGGCTTTTAGCGGAAACTTCATGTGTTCGTCGTTTAAGCAAGAACTGCTTGTTGGCGCTCACAACTTTACAAACAGCAGTGGTCACACGTTTAAGCTGGCAATGTACACCAACAGCGCCTCTTTTGATGCGTCTACCACAGCGTACACCACAGGGAACGAGATCAGCGGTACAGGCTACTCAGCAGGTGGCGGGACACTTACCAATGTGACCCCGACTCTGTCTGGAACCACAGCCCTGACCGACTTTGCCGACCTCACATTCGGCTCGTCAACACTGACGGCGCGTGGAGCACTTATATACAACACGACAACTAGCGGCGGCTCTGGCACTACAGACACCGTCCTAGTGTTGGACTTTGGTTCTGACAAGTCGTCCAGTGCCGGTGACTTTACCATTGTGTTCCCCACACCGGATGCCTCTAACGCCATCATCAGGATTGCATAATCATGGCTTTGGTCGTAGCGGATCGCGTAAAAGAAACCACGACAACAACAGGCACGGGAGCTGTTTCTCTCGCAGGTGCAGAGCCTAATTTCCGCACCTTCGCCTCTGTGTTGTCTAATGCTGATACAACCTATTACGCGATTGTCGATAACAACAACCTTGCTTTTGAGGTTGGTCTTGGCACTTATGCTACTAGCGGCAACACGATAACCCGTACAACGGTGCTGTCGAGTTCCAACAGCAACAGTGCAGTTAACTTCTCCGCAGGAACCAAGGATGTCATCCTGACATATCCTGCTGACAAGTCAGTATTTGAAGATGCCAATGGTGCAGTGTCGATTGAGAACCTCCAGTTTGACACCAACGCCATGAAGGCTACCAACACCAACGGCAACGTACAGCTTACGCCAAACGGCACGGGCTTTGTTGAGCTGGTGGGTGCAACCAACGCTGGTGCCATTAGGTTTAACTGTGAGTCCAATTCTCACGGCGTAACTTTGAAAGGGCCACCGCATAGCGCCTCTGCAACGTACAGCCTAGAGCTTCCAAATGGAGATGGAACAAGCGGTCAGGCTTTGCTAACCGATGGTTCTGGCAAATTGTCATTTGGGGCCGCAGGAATTAACACGGGCAAAGCCATTGCTATGGCTATTGTATTCGGATAGGAGATAGAAAATGGCCGCACCAAACATTGTTAATGTCGCCACTATTACAGGCAAGTCTGCGGTGGTGAACTTGACCGACACTAACGCTACCGCTGTAGTGTCTAATGCCGCAAGTTCTAGCAAGGTGTTTAAGATAAACAGCCTTACTGTCGCAAATGTAGACGGGTCTGTAGCGGCTGACATTACAGTTAGCTACTACAGCCAAGACGATATTGGCGGCACTGCTACAGAGATTGTTAAGACGGTTTCTGTGCCGCAGGACTCAACGCTTGTAGTGATCGACAAGAATACCTCTTTGTATTTAGAGGAAGATCGAAGCATTGGAGCGCAAGCCAGCGCCGCGAACGATCTGAAGGTCTTTGTCAGTTACGAAGAAATAAGCTGAGTCTAAGCCATGCGGTTTATTGGTAGCGACCCCAACATACTGGATGCCTTTTACAAGGCGACAGCAGATGGCTCTATAGCGGCAGGCAAGCCTGTGATCGTGACCGCCCCCGGCGCGCCAACTTTAAGCAGTCCAGTAGAGTTTGAGGCCGCTGATACTTATTACTATTGGGGAACCTTTGACAGTTCCAACAATAAAGTAATTTTTACTTATCAGGACAACGGCAACTCCGACTATGGAACGGCGGTGGTTGGCACTGTTTCTGGCAACACGGTCTCTTTCGGCACTCCCGTGGTTTTTGAGTCAGCCGCAGTCGAGCATATACGATGTACGTTTGACACCAGCAACAACAAGGTTGTGGTTGCCTATAAAGATGGAGGCAACTCAAACTACGGTACAGCTGTCGTGGGGACTGTATCGGGAACGTCAATCAGCTTTGGCACTGCTGTTGTGTTCGTTTCATTTGGTATTGTGGATGCGGCAATCACTTTTGACAGCAATGAAAACAAAGTAGTTATCTGTTACCCCGGTTCATCCAGTTATGGCAACGCTGTTATTGGCACTGTCTCTGGGACATCAATCAGCTTTGGTAGTCCTGTGGTGTTTGAGAGCGCAAATTCTACTTATATTGCGGCTACGTTTGATAGCTCAAACAACAAAGTGGTTCTTTCCTACAAAGATGGCGGTAACTCAGACAGAGGAACGGCTATCGTAGGAACCGTGAGTGGGACATCAATCAGCTTTGGTTCAGCGAATGTTTACGAAAATGACGGCACCTATTACATTGCAATAGCTTTTGACAGCAGTGCAAACAAAGTGATTATTGCCTACGCGGATTCGTCTGGCACTAAGTATGAGGGCAAGGCTGTCTCCGCAGAGGTAAGCGGAACCTCTATCAACATTACAGGAAATACGCTGACGTTTAATTCCGGTACATATCTTTCAACAGGATTAGGTCTTGGTTTGGCGTATGACTCTGCGGCCAATAAAACAGGGCTGGCGTACAAAGATCGGGGTGATGGTCGTGCAAGTTTTGCTTATTTAACTGTCTCTGGTGCTGATTTAATCAGGTCAGATGAAGCTACGATTTTTTCAGCCGCTGGCCCCGCAAGCTACGTTGTACCAGTTTATGATTCTGCCGCAGAAAGAATTGTTATTGGGTATAACGATCAAACTGACAGTAATCATGGCAAGGCTGTTGTTGCAGTCAATGATACTGGCGGTAAGATAAAAGCAATCTCAGAAACAGCCATATCGCAAGCCGCTGGAACACCAGTTGAATTTGGTGGCACTAGCTACAACATAAGTATTGATGCGGATTATGACTCTGGAAACCAAAAGGTAGTAATGGCTTTCAGAGATTATGGCAATAGCTCATACGGAACCGCAAGGGTTGGTACAGTAGACAACAGCGATAACTCAATAAGTTTTGGCACTGCCGTGGTTTTTGAAAGCGCGACCACTTTAGACAACGCTGTAGCATATGATGCAAATGCTGGGAAAATCGTAATTGCATACTGTGACTTTAGTAATAGCAAATATGGGACTGCAGTCGTTGGCACTGTCTCAGGAACGGGAATAAGTTTTGGGACGCCGGTTGTTTTTAGAAGCGCAGAATCCAGAGACAACCACAATGTTTATGACTCTACCGCTCAAAAAGTTGTTTGTATTTATGACGATAACGTCTCCAACCTATATGCGATTGTCGGCACTGTATCAGGCACATCAATTAGCTTTGGATCACAAGAGACAGTCCATAACAACGCCTCTTATGGCACCATCGACCTCGCTTATGATTCTGCAAACGACAAAACCGTGGTGTTTTATGTGGACAATGGCGACAGTCAAAAAGGCAAGGCAAAGGTAGGAACCGTATCGGGAACCAGTATTAGTTTTGGTTCTGCTGTGTTGTTTCAAGACTCAAGTATGTTGCGTATATCTGCGGCGTATGACAGCAGTGCTGAAAAAGTAGTGGTGGCATACGCGGACGCGCAAGATTCAAACAAGGGAAAAGCCAGAGTTGGCACGGTAAGCGGTACAAGTATTAGTTTTGGAACGACTGTGGAATTTGAGGCGGGAGGTATAGACAAGCCCACCAAAACATCTTATGACGTAAGCGCCGGTAAAATCGTCATAGCATATAGAGATGCTGGGAACTCTAACTACGGCACGGTAATAACCGGAACGGTAAGCGGCACTTCTATTTCGTTTGACACTGCACTGGTGTTTGAAGATAGTTCGACTCGGGAATTTGGCTCTGCTTATGACGCCAATGCAGAAAGGACAGCTATATTTTATGAAGACTCTGGCGATTCCGCCAAAGGCAAAAGTGTTGTTTTCCGAGCGGCAAGCACCAGCACAAACGTCACGACAGAAAACTACATAGGCATAACAGATCAAGCCTATACCGATGGACAAGACGCCACTGTAGCCGTGGTGGGCTGCATAGACCGTAACCAGACCAGCCTAACCGCAGGCCAGCAATACTTTGTTCAAGGTGACGGCACACTCAGCACCACAGCAGGATCGCCGTCTGTCCTGGCTGGCACAGCCATCTCCGCTACTGAACTGGTGGTGAAAGAATGAAAGCTATAGGCGACACGCTACCAAGAAGATTTAAGGCTAAGGCCAGCGGTTCTATTACCGCAGGAAAGCCCTTAATTGTTGAAGCTGATGGTGATGTGACAGAGGTCGCTGGAAGCACCTTTACTGAGGCTATTGGCTCTGCTGTTATATACGAAAGCGGTATTATCAATTTCAACGCGATTACGTTCGACAGTAACGCTGGAAAAACTGTGGTCGCTTGGGGCATCAATACCAACGTGGGTTACGCAGAAGTTGGCACAGTCACATCTGGGAATGGCATTTCTTTTGGGTCATCGACACAGTTTGACACCGGCGTCACAGAAATAACCGCCACCTTCGATAGCAACTCAAACAAGGTCGTGCTGGCTTACACCGATGCTAACAATTCCAGCTATGGAACAGCAATTGTTGGCACGGTGTCTGGGACAAGTATCTCCTTTGGCTCCACAGCCGTTTTTGAGTCAGCCACCACTTATGATCAACAAGCTACGTTTGACTCAACAAACAACAAGGTTGTAATTGTTTATAGAGATGGCGGAAACAACAATTACGGCACTGCAGTTGTAGGCACGGTTTCGGGGACGAGTATCAGTTTTGGTACGCCCGTGGTGTTTGAATCTAATTACACAATAAACGTCAATTGTAGCTTTGATTCTAGCAACGGAAAGGTATTTGTTGCTTTCTCTAGAAATCCTGATAGCAACTCAGGGCAGTCAGTTATTGGGACAGTGAGTGGGACGAGTATCTCGTTTGGTAGCATAGTGGAATACACGGGCAACGAGGTATTTGGCAACAAAAATATTTACGATAGCAAAAACGGCAAGGTCGTGATCATTTACAAAGATCAAGGTACGTCCAACTATATGAGGGCGATTGTCGGCACGATAAGCGGGACATCCGTGACTTATGGTAGTCCCGTGACAGTCGTATCAACCACGTTGGCGAGTGACCCTTACGATTATGGGGTGGCGTATGACAGCAACACGGGAAAGATTGTTGTTGCGTATGCAGACACAGGAAACTCTGATTACGGCACTTATGTTGTAGGCTCTGTGAGCGGCACTACAACAAGCTGGGGTAGCGCGGTTGTTTTCGACAGCAACGGCAGTGAAGATGTTCAAGCTGGTTTTGATGGTAGTGAAAACAAAGTCGTAATAATTTGGAGAGGAAGTGGCTCTGACGGAACTGCTCGTGTTCTTCAGACCGCAGGATCAAGTACAAATCTCACCTCAGAAAATTTTATTGGTATTGCAGAGTACGCGGCATCTGACACGGAAACAGCCACCGTGCTAATCAAGGGCGGCGTCAGCACCACACAGTCTAGCCTGACGGCAGGTCAGACATACTTTGTGCAGGGTGACGGCACACTGGGCCTTACAGCAGATGACCCCAGCGTTACCGCAGGCACGGCTGTTACCTCAACCAAACTGATAGTGAAGGGCTGATATGAGCTACATAGGCAGACAGCTTAATCTACCGGCCAGCACGGTTCAGTTGACGGCGGGTGG